TCCTGTTGCGTGAGGCGCAGAATCGGACTCACGGTTAGCTTCGGGGAATAGTACCCCTGTGTTCTCATTATTGTATTTAGCCATATTTATTTTGGTTAGTTAGAAATCAAAGTTTGAACCAACGGAAGCTATTGGCTTGTTTGGCTTCTTGCCATGATCGTTAGTTGCATCAGCATCCTTTGTATCATCAATAGCAAAGAGTCCATTGAGTGCGTACTTACGTGCATAAGAACTAGCGGAGCCAGTAATCTGTGAATCATCCATACCCTTGCGTGACTCAGCTTCTCTTGCAAAGCCTTGTACTTGTATGGAGTAATCCGATTCTGATTCAGCTAGGACTGCCGTGGCTTTGACATATACTCTGCCCTCTACACCTACTATATCATCAGAGATAACAAGTGTGCAAGCGTACTCAGCAAGTAATGGTTTTACTGCTGTGAGTATATCTTCAGCGGAGCGATACGAGTACCCTCCGAACTTATTAGTCTGCCCTTTAGGGGCTTTGAGGGATGACTGAATCCCTTGTAGTTTTTCATGTATGGTTCTTTTTTCCATATTTATGTTTGGTTAGTTCACGGAATAGTTTGGTTCGTTCTGAGGCGTTAGAACATTCCATGAGTTGTATTCGTTTCGCCCCTAGATCTACTAAAGTGGCTTTCTGTTTTTGTGATGTCAAGCCTTTAAATTTTTTACATAACTGAGTAAGTCCTACTGGGTGCAGTATATCGAGTTGCTTTCTCTCTAGGTAATCGGCCATAGCTCGAAGCACCGACGGTAGTTCTATTGGCTCTACTTGGCATCTTCTGAACGCAAAGTTTTCTATCTTGCCTAACAAAGCATTACCTACCCTAGACACTACGCCTCGTACCATACCAGACTTGTGACAGTGGTCCACCACCCAGTCTGAGGTCTTGCGTAACAACAAAGGACACCGCTTAGGTGTATTCTCAGTTCTCCACTTCTTCAGTCTGCTCTGCGGTAGATACATCCTCGTACAATACTTTTAGTAAGTCCTTGAGATTCTTTTTCTCTTGGCTGAGTTGCTTACGCTGCTCAAGCATCCTTTCTATTCTGAAGGATAGTGTTCGTGACTCCTGACGAATCATGTCAATGCGTGTCTGTATACGCTCTACGTTACTTTCGATTTGTGATATGCTCATTACTTTTTAAATGTACGGAGTTGGTTTTGCTCAAGTGCATAGCCTCTTCCGTAACCTAGGTCTTGTATATTTTTATCGTTGATTAGTTCTTTCTTCCAGCACCAGCCCACTATCTTCACGGTCCACCGATCAGGGGTAAGGCACATGATGTACATATCCACGTCGCGGTTTTCTTTTAGTGTAGCTAGTAACTTTCCAAATTCATGTTGAGTACTCTTTACATCGTAGGTGTACCCCTTCATAGTCCCATCGGCAGTGCCGGATCTTGGACTCAGACCCATATCAAAGAATGTATTGAAGTGTTTTGAGACTGCGTACTCAGCTGTGACTCCTTGAGCGTCTATGTCTAATCCCGACATATCGGAATGCTTCCTATCTTGTACGTTATTGCTACGTGACATTACAGAGCGTAAGTGTCCTATATGCCGACACATCATTACCTCCTCATCAGTTAGTTGAATCTCAATCATTCCGTGCTTCCATCGCTGTATGAACATTGACCAGTAAGTTTTCTTTCTAAATTCGCTAAGGCTCTCCAAGCTACCTTGTCCCATTCTTCCTCTATCATGTGACGCATCAGCGCATCTAGTTCATCCTTTGACTTCTCTGGATCCCAATGCACTGGTTGTCCAGGGTGATGTTGTTGGCCGCCAAGATAGCTAACGTGCGATACCCTAGCTATAGCGTGTGGGAAGTATTTTATTACCCCTGAATATACAGGGTAAGTCTTGCGTTCTTTTGCGTCAGTTGGTAATGGTTTCATATTATTGTTTTACTACAGGTTGCATTCTTAACATCCAATAAAGGTTCGCGGCAGCTTTGGCTACACGTATGCCCCACTGAGTTTCTTCTTCGGTCCACTCGTAGTGCATATGCTCTGCTGTGTCGCAGTCAACTATGACTGAGCGTATCTTGGGCAGATAGGGTAGTCTCTGTAACTGCATAATCATATAAGCCTCGATAGCTAACTGGGAGCAGTCCTTTTGGTATCGTTTAGGCTTGCCATTAGTATTAACTCTGCACTTGTAATCAGCTAGAAATATTCTTGAGTCCTTCATACCTACAAAGTCTACCGAGCCGGCAATCTTGATACCTCCGTGGCTCACAAGTTTCTCACAAGCAATAACTTGCACATTGTTTTCCGTGATCCAATCTAAAAAGGGCGATGCCCACTTGTCCCAACAGGACTCACCGGGATCTTTTTGTATCCCTAGTATCTGATGGTTTATCATACGCTCTATCGTGGCGTGAACCGATGTTCCAAATTCATGAGATGGTATTAGCTCACCGTCTTTTGGGTGAGGTCTTGTGCCGTATACCATCTCTGTAAGGTCGGACCACGGCAAGTCCGGATTGTCTCTCGCAAGTTCAGTCAGCATTTTAGGCTTGTATACATCATCTAGAAATGAGTCCTTAACTATGCCTAGTACAGTTGTAACCGATGGATAAATATCTTCACCAGCCTTGCGAGCTTGTGCAGGAGTACCCACCTCGGCCTCGAACTGAGGCTCTGATGGGTTCTTGCAACTGTAGAAGTGACTCATAGTTCCTCTTGATCTAGTATGTAGTTAAGTCCATCACGTAGAGCATCGAGGTCGGTGCAATCTTCTTTCTTGTATTCGTATTTAAAAAGCTCGTCCCCTTCATCATTCAATAGAAAAAATGTCCTTTCGGTTTTGTCTATGATGTTATCCACATAAAGAGGTGTTAGTTTTTCGTGAGCCAGTACAGCCAGTAGCTGAGTGTCTGATCTAGGGCCAAGTTCGGTTTGTATAGGCATAGTGTAACGATCCCCATCGTCTAGCATTCCTATACGAAGTTCATTGAATCGTCCCCACTGGTTCATTACTGATACTACCTCTTCTTGAGGTAGCGTTGCTGCCGGTCCTTTCGGGTAAGTATATAGTTGTAGTTTCATATGTTTAGTTGGTTGGTTTTATGTAGGCACAGCTCCACTTAAAAACTGTGCAAGAAAATTCTAGTGCTATGTAACAGCGATCGGATGTTAAGTAAAAGCATTCTAGTAATATGGTTCAGCTATTGATTGCTATGGTTTCCACCTATTTCTATTTAGAGTCCCCAAAAAAGCTATGTCAAGCAAAAAAGTTTTTTTTGGTGGTTCTCCTTGATTATCAATAGGATTTAATTTCTTACACGATTTACTATATGAGGTAAATTTAATCTACCTTTAGCTGCATAGTACTGATTTATATCTATCGTGCTTTCCTTGATAGCTTCATCTAAGGTCTTGTGACTGTTACGTGCAGTCTCGTTTACTCTCCTAGCTTCAGCATCAATTCTTTTCCTAGCCTCAGCCTTCTTAGCTTTTAACATAGCTGGATTAAAGATGCCGCGACGTATCGCTAAGTCTCGTAAAGCTACTGGTCTACCATCCCAAGGTGTACCCTTGGCAGCTTGTGGCCACTTCATACCCTCGTCCTCGATTCTTTTGATGATTAGTGCAAGCCAGTTAGCTTCAGCTTCTGGGCTTACACATATTTTTTGTCTGCCAGGCCGACGCTTGACTGGCTCTACCATATCACCGGTCTTGAGTAGCTCACGATATTTTTGGGTCATTGATTTGCAGAAGTCCAAAGTGGATCTCGCAGGTTCGTTATACATTGTGTTCCTTTTGTTAGTTGTTAATATCTCGATCTCGATCTCGTTTGGATAGTACAATCCAGGATAGTTTTGTCTACTAAAAAAGCCCACGCCTTTTGAGCGTGAGCTTGTTTGATTTATGAATCAATCAATATAATCTTTAATGAACTCTACTGATTCTAAGACTTCTTGATTGTTGTCTCCTAATGCGCTACTCTCTGCTTCATTTAAGACAATCGTCATAGCTTCTGTCAGTTGCTCTCTATCAAAATCGTCAGTAGGTTGCAACGCATTTACCGCGTGTATTAGTGATGTTAGTTTATCCATAGTATTAGTTGGTTAGTGTTTCTTCGTAGTTTCTCGATCTCGATCTCGATCTCGATCTAATTCATTAATTAACTCATTCAAAGAATCGAGCGCGACGCTGAAATAATACCAGTCGCCGCTTTTCTCGAATTCAGTTAAGTTAATTAAAATCTCTTTAATTATTTCTTTACGCATGAATACCTATGCCGATAGCCACGCCGTCAAATGACTTCGAACCGCAAGCATGCGCGCCATTTGGTAAGCAGTTGCCACAATTGCCGGGACAAGCGAAAACCCTTTTATGCATTGCCTTTAATTTTTCCTTTACGGCTTTTCGATACAAATCGGAACCCGGGTTTGCCTTGTCTTGATAAGCGCGCGATTTGATAAAGGACTTGTCCACTGGTACCGCGTCAAACGCGCCTCGTACAACTGGCAATTGTAAAAACGCATTGCCAATACCAGTATTGATCCAGCGGCTACCATTTGATTGATTGACTAAGTAATTAGAAGGAAATTTATAACCGCTAGAATTTAAAGAAACAAATTCTTGCCAGCTTTTCGAGTATCCATAAACAGACAAATCTTGTCTTTCCTTGCATAAATCCATAAAGAATCTTAATAAGTCGACGTTAGGAAAATCCCCGTCGACAAACAAGCGTACAGTGCGCTCTTCCGGTATTGCTTGCCACGCTTGCGCAATCATTTGTTTATTGTTGCGCATTAATAAACTATTTTGTAATTGCCTAAAGAATGCCGCTGGATATCTCCACGCTTTTAAAGAGTAGCAGTATTTGACGCAAGCACCTTTTCCCGGACAATCCGCGAAAGGTAACGACGAAAAGGCATAAAAGGGAAGTTTTTTATTGCCATTTGGCCTAAAGATAGTAAATGGCGCAGGGTCTATTAATCCGCCGTCGATCCATTTCAGCAATTTATTTGCATGTTCGGACCATGTGCCGCGCTTGTTAACGTCCCCAGCCTTTACAACTTCGACTAATAAAGATTGTATCTTTTCTTTATCGTCAATTGATCGGATAAACTTTAAACATTCTTTTCTATCCATAGTATTTTGATTTTATGTTTATTAAGCTTCATTGCTTAATGTATCCTATATAAGCACACATAATATATTAGTGCAAGCTTTTTTTTCAAGATAGTAAATAGCACTTAAAGCAGCTAATATATAGGAAGGATAGTATCCCTGTTTTTACCCTTTATAATAGGTTGATTCACTTGGTATAGATTAGCCTGGATAAATCCACTTGTTACAAAATAAATAATCCTTTCATATAATAGCCACTTATTACTAATAATTATGTATGTATGTAATATGTACGCTAGCTATGGGGAGGAGGGGGTCAGCTAGTTGCATTTGTCTGTGTATATATATTATCAGACACCCCCTTAAAAAATATCCTTCTCATAGGGACTTAGCTCCCGGACTCCCCCTTGTATTACTCAGTAGGGTTACTGCTCTGATAGGGTTCCCTTCATCGATCGCTGAATCCGGATTCTATGTTTCATGAAAATAGGTGTCAAGCATAAAATTAAATATATTTATTGACATATGTATAAGTGCTTCCTATCAAAGGAGTAATGAGTCAAAAAAATCTTACTGAGGAGGAACTCAAACTGGACCTGATGTCTAGTATTTCAGAGAGTATACAGGCCGTAGTAAAAGAGAAGGAGTCCTTGAAGATGAATAGTCTTAGTAGAACCGAGCCTAGAAAGGTGGCCGAGATACTATATCACTACGCTATGGGCGAGACTCAGACTAAAATAGTAAAGAAATACAAGTTCGCTAGAAGTACAGTGATTTCCGTTCTCACGGATTATGCGGATTACTTGGGTAAGTTCAGAGAAGTAACAGGTAGACTAGCTGCTAGGAACTATCTGAATCTTAGTTCGCTAGAGGAGGATCTCATAGAGAAGGTCAGAGGCAGACTAGAAGGGGATCCGGACTTTGAGGTTACTTTCCGTGACTTAAAGGAGCTATCCATAGCTAAGGCTAACGCAGGTAGGGAGGCATTGACGGCTAGAGGTGAGGCTACACAGATCACGGAAGATAGGAAGGTGTACAGCCAGGAGGACTACGAGGCCACCATCCAAGCCGCCAAAGAAAGAATAAAGAAGATAAAAGAGCAAAGCGTTGATGCAGAACTAGTTAAAGAAGATGGATGAGCAGGTATCAGACAAGATAAAGGAGATACTAGGGGAGTTCTACCCTAACTATCTTGTGTTAGTCCTTGATGAAGAAGGAGAAGTGCAATCAAGGTGTACTAGTTTCTCTGTAGGACGTATGCTGATTAAGGAGGCTGCTCTTGAGTTCTGCGATGAGAACACAGAAATAATTTATGAAGAAGAATAATTGTTCTACGTGGAACTTATATTTACAGAGCATCCTTTACTAGAAACTCCTACGGATGAGGAGATAGTTACCCTTGGGGAGATGGACCCCAAGTTACTGGCTTCTTTGCACGAGGCTCATGAGGGTAGGATACGCTCTGCTGAAGAGGATCCACTGCGTCACGGATTCGAGTTACCAGGGTGGAGCAGAATGCGCGATGCCCTCAAGGACTTTGATGAAGTGATTACCTTCGGAGGCAACAGAAGTGGAAAGACAACTGGTTGTGCTAAGATGGTGATGGAAGCAGTAACTGAGAATATGGATGGTCATATTGTATGCTTCAGTCAGAACGCTGACACATCTATTAAAGTACAGCAAGCTGCTGTATGGTCTATGATGCCCAAGGAGTTTAGAAAGAAAACAAAAAGTATTGAAGGATATATTAATTATAGTATGCAAAACGGTTTTACCGGTAGTAGTTTTATATTTCCAGATACTAGAACTAGAGTTGATTTCAAAACTTACACGCAGTTCAGTAATAACCAAACGATCCTAGAAGGTTTTGAGTTCGGTTTCCGTAATCCTACAGGAACAAACATAGGGGCATGGCTCGATGAGTACCTAGGGGATGCAGCACTAGTCAACACGTTACGCTTCCGTCTAGCGACCAGAGATAGTAAGATGCTTCTAGGTTTTACTCCTATTGATGGGTACACACCCTTTGTTGCTGAATATCTAAAAGGCTCTGAGACATTAGAGACTAAGTCAGCTATTCTTTTGGGCGGAGAACAAGTACCAGTAAAACAGTACAGCCCTGAACGTGACGCTGGTGTAGTGTACCTGCACTCAGACGAGAACCCATTTGGGGGCTATGATCGTATAGCTAAGGATCTAAAGAACGCAAACCGTGACACAATAATGGTCCGTGCCTATGGATTACCTACAAAGTCAATGACTTCACTGCTACCAAACTTTAGTCCAGAGGTAAATGTGCTAAATGACACGCCAAATAAACACGGTATCTCCTTCCCTGACAAGGACTTACTAACTTGGTATCATGTAGTTGATCCAGCTTTTGCTAGGAACTACGTAGCTATTTGGGCAGGAGTATCAGAAGAAGAAGAGATATTTATACGCAGGGAGTGGCCGGATAGAGATACATATGGAGAGTGGGCATTGTTTGGTGATCCAAAGTGGCGTAAAGGTCCAGCCTCAGAAAAACTAGGCTATGATGTAGAAAAGTACTGCGAGTTATTTAAGGAGATTGAAGAAGAGTTAGGTATCGAGGTCACGGAACGTATAGGTGACTCCAGGTTCTTTGCTAAGGAGAATGAGAATAATGTAGATTTATTCACGGCTTTCTATGACTTCGGTATGAACTTTACACCGTCTGATGGACAACAGGAGGGCATAGGTAATACAAGCCTAGACGATTGGTTCTTCTATAATCCTAATTACGACATTGATGCAGCTAACAGACCTCGGTGCTACGTTCACGAGGACTGCGGCAATCTCATAGAGAGCATGATTAATTACAACGCAGCCGGCAAAGCCGACGAAGCACTAAAGGACTTCTTTGACCTCATACGTTATTTGCGTATGTCCAACGGTGGAATGGGTCCTGATTACTTTACATCCTCTGACATGGGGATTACCAGAAGAAAACAAGGAGGTTACTAATGAAAGTAAAATTAACAGAGTTCGTGAAGTACCATGACGAGGACTTCGATAACGCACTAAAAATAGTAAAAGAAAAACTACCTAGTGAATACGTCACTGGTAAAGGAAAGAACACATGGCTGAGTGTAGAGGGTCAGGACATACTAGCTGAGGGTTTATTTATTAACGAAATAATACCTAAGCATTACAAGGGCAAGGTTCTGTCCGTGTGTCCAAACCCAAGATTCAACATGGTTCACTTTGTTGAAATAGGAAAAAAGGTTCCTGTTCTTATACCCAAACGTCTAAGTGGAAGATTTGTAGGTAAAGTTATTTGCTTCGAGGCTATAGAAACAGACTCAGGCGTCAGCTACCGTTATGTCAAAAACTAAGAAGACTAAAATTTTTTATGACAGAAACCCCAAGACAGGACAGCTTGAGGACGAACATATTACGACTGATTACAAGTGGAACCAACAAAATAAAGATCGACTTATTATGTGGGAAACTTTTATACGTTATGTAAAACATGAGTCCGATTTGCCTATGACTAATATGGAGTTATGTGATAAGATAGGCAGTTCGAGGACCCTTCTAAGCAATATGCTTCAAATAATAAAACAACGACTCAATGGAGAATAAAAATATTTCAGAGGCTCTTACGTACGTAACTGATGAGCCGGACGTTAAAACCTTACGGTATGCTTACGAGCAAACTATTACAGAACTAGAATCATATTTTGATTTATGTCGCACTAGCTACGATGACCGCAGGAATTGGTGGCCAGGCAAGAGTCGCGATCACCGAAAGCACGGTTCCGATGCCTTTCCTTGGGAGGGTGCAAGCGACAGTGAGTGCCACCTTATAGACGAGAGGATTACAAAACTTACCTCTCTCTTTATATCTGCTCTTAAACGTGCTAACGTAAGGGCGTTTCCGGTAGAAAGCGGAGACATAGCAAGGAGCAAAATAGTGTCAGGCTTTCTTAAATGGATGATTCGTTCTGGATACATCCCTCGCTTTTATCGTGAGATGGAATTAGGTGCTAACTATTTATTAGAACGTGGTATTTTAGTTACATATGTTGGTTGGCACATGGAGGATCGATCCTTTGAGCAAGAAATACAATTAGAACAAATAGCACAGATGTCTCCTGAGATAGCAGAACTTATACAGGAAGCAGATAATGATGAAACATTAATTTTATTACTTCAACAAACTTTTGGCGGCGTTACAAAAAAACGAGCGAAGAACGCACTCAAAGATCTAAGAAAAAATGGAATGGCGAAACTGCCCGTAGTACGCCGTCAAATTAATTGTCCAGAGGTTAAAACACTTGCACCTGATGGTGACTTTTTGTTTCCTCCCTATGTCACGGATCCACAACGAGCGCCTTACTGTTTTTGGAAAACTTATTACACTCCACAAGAACTAGAATTAAAGGTTACTACCGATGGGTGGAATCAGGACTTTGTAGATGTAATGATAGAAAGATACCGTGGCGTAAATATTGATAGCCTTGAGCGTTATGAAGAGGGTCGTCGTAGTATGAGTCTTACAGATACAGCCTATGAAGCTGATGAGCTAATAGAAATCATCTATGGTTATCAAAGACTTATTAATGAAGAGGATGGATCAGAAGGTATTTACTGCACAGTATTTCACAAGAACTTTACTGGAGATGATGGTACAGGAACACCAGCTTTTGCTAAGTTTGAATTACTTAATGGTTACGAGGACTATCCAGTAATAGTCACACGTCTATCAGAGGATACAAAACGTCTTTACGATGTATCTACTGTGCCAAGTATCTTGCGTGGTATACAGAATCAAGTCAAGGTAGAACGTGACTCACGGATTGACCGCAACAGTCTTGCTACGTTACCTCCTATCTTGCACCCAGTAGGTCAAGCACCCAATGACTGGGGACCAGGCAGAATGATTCCTTATCGTCGTAAGGGTGACCTAGACTTTGCTCCTACACCTGCATTTAATCAAGGATCAATAGAGATGGAGCAAACACTGCTAAATCAAGCTGATAGGATGATTGGACTTGATCCACAGGATCCTATGTCTCAATCAAGGCAGCAGTTCATGGTTGATAAGTTCTTAGGTCATGTAGCAGAAGTTATTCGTATGTCCTATAAGTGCTTCCAAAGATTTGGACCAGATCAAGTATTCTTTCAAGTTACTGGAATCCCTGATCCACAAGTTATCAGCAAAGGTGATCCTAATGAGAACTTTGATATAATGATTAACTTTGATGTGCTTGACACTGATCCAGAAACAGTAGAAAAGAAAATACAAGGCTTTGTTGCATTACAGCAACTTAATGTAAATAACCGAATGAATGTAGATGGACTTCTTGATATTGCAGCAGCAAGTATTGATCCAGTTATGGCTGACTCCGTGCTACAGCCTGCGCCTGATGCACAAGAAGAAATGGTTCAAAGTGTTACTGATGACCTTACAAAAATCTTTGCAGGTATTGAAATGCCAGCAAGACCAGCTGGCGCACAGATTGCTATGGAAGTTATTCAGCAGTACGTTCAACAGCCTGACATTCAACAGCGTTTACAACAGGATGAAGCGTTCCGTGGACGTTTGGAGAAGTACCAAGGTCAGTACACATTCCAGATGCAACAAGCACAAAACGCACAGATTGGTAGAATTGGTACAGCCCCTGCACAAATGGGTGAAATCAGTACTCAGAATATGTAGCATTGTACTAATACTTTGTTGTTCAACAAGTTATACAATGGCAGATAATAAGACACCTAAAGAATTAGCTAATCGTCGAGTTCAGGAGCAACGCTCCAAGAACTATTTTAATATGTTTAAGCTCAATGAAGGTAACAAACCAAAGGTTTACAAGGATAGCAAAGGCAATCGAACTATAGGTATTGGTTTTAATCTTGAGGATGCTGGCAACAAAAGATTCTTAAAAGAACAAGGCATTGATATAAATGAACTGTTCAGAGGTAGAGAACTAACTGATAAAGAAACAAAAGTTCTTTATAATCATAGTCTTAGGCAAGCATTTGCTGATGCACAGAAGTTCGATCCAGATCTAGCAAAGCGTCCAGAGGCAGCTAGGATGGCTATAGTTGACATGGCTTTTAATCTAGGTCTAACAAAGTTAAATAAATTTGTAGAAATGAAAAAAGCTTTGATGAATAACGATTATCAAAAAGCTGCTGATGAAATGGTTGACAGCAACTGGTACAAGCAAGTAAAGTCCAGAGGACCAAGAATGGTAGATGTAATGCGTTCAGCCGCAAGATAATATGAATATCCAAGACGATATAAAAACACTTTACAATTACGAAGCATTTGCTAGGTTTATTAAAATGGTGCATCAACTCAGAGAAGAATCAATTGAGGAACTGCATGAGGCAACTAGCGACAACATACAACAAATATCAGGACGAATCATCACTTACGATCAACTACTTCAGCTTGTAAACTGGGAAGAATTACGTGATCGTCATCGTGAAAACTTTTAGGTGAATAATACTGTTCACCTGTGTTAAAGTAAATTATCGCAATCTCTCGGCGTAAATGAGTGGAAATTATGACAGACGAAATCGCAACTGCTGACTCTGGGGCAGATACAAAACCAGTGGACAATACTAATATATCCGTTACGGATTTTGCAAATCGCCGATTGGGGCAGATGACTTCTCAGCAAAATGCTGAGGAAAAATCAGAACCAGTTGCCGAAGAGCCAACTGAGGAAACAACCGAAGAAGCAACTGAAGAGGTTTCAGAAAGTACTGAGACTAATGAAGAAGTTTCCCAGGAAGAGACTGAAGTTAAATCAACATCCGAAGATGTTCTTTCACAGATTGATTTGGACAATGTGTCCGAAGAGGAACTTAAGGAACTAGCTGAAAAACTAGGCAGTAAAGCTGTTGCACGTTTTGGGGAACTTACTGCAAGACGTAAATTAGCTGAAGAAAAACTGGCTAGATTGCAAGCACAAATGCAACAGCAAAGTCCTCTTGAATCTAATAAAAAGATACAAAATAACCCATTTAGTAATCTTACTACTATTGAGGATTTACAAAATAAATCTCAAGAAATAGAAAGTATAGTAGACTGGGCCGAGGATCTTCTTTTTGAAAATGCCGATCATGCAGCTGATGATGTAATCACAGAAGTAGAAGGTCAAGAAATGACCAAGGCACAGGTTCGTAAGTCACTTTTACAGGCACGTAAAGCAAAAAAAACCTTTCTACCAGATCAACTTGCTAAATTACAAGCCCAATTAGCGGCTCAGAATATGGAAGTTGCTTTTAAAGAAAGAGCTAAACAAGAGCTATCCTGGCTAGATGGTGAAGACAATGATGTACGCAAGCAATACGAAGCTACAGTGAATGATGCTCGTTTTCAACATATGAAAGAGATCATATCAAAAGAAGCTCCCGATGTTGCGAGTCAGTTAGATTACTGGTTTGCTCACGCAGCAAACAGTCTCTATGGTCGTAAACCTATAGTTGATGGTAAGCCAAGCATGAAACTTACACCACCCAAAGGTGCAACAACAAGTAGTGCAAACGCTGATAAGTCCCAATCAAGAACCGCAAAGAACCTCAAGGAAATGCAAAATCGATTCAAGCAATCAGGTAACGCTCGTGATTTCGCCGAACTTAGAAAACTACAAATGGCCTCGCGCCAATAACTCATTAATAATTAAATACAATGGCATTCTCAAATACATTCGATACTACAAATACAGGATCGGCTGTCTCCAATCGTGAGGACTTGACTGATGTCTTGACCATTCTTGCGCCTGAAGAGACTCCAATCCTTTCATCTGCTAATAAAGAACGTGCCTCCGCAACTAATGTTGAGTGGACTGTTGACAGCCTTTCTGCACCCAGCACTGCTGGTATCTCAGAAGGTGCTGACGTTGCTGCATTCACTGACAAGTTTGCTAGTCGCGCTCGTCTTAGCAATCGCATCCAAAAATTCCGTCGTGACTACATGGTTTCTGATCTGCAAGAAGCAGTCGATTCCGTAGGTCCTGCTAAAATCGCACAAGCTGAAGCCAAAGCAATCCGTGAGCTAAAACGTGACGTTGAAGCTACACTTGCTGGAACTCAAGACTCAGCAACAGAAGATGGTGCTGGTACAGCAAACCGCCTTCGCGGTCTTGGTGATTGGCTTGATTCTGCTGGTCCTTCTGACGTCCCTGCTGCTTATCGTACACCTGCTGACAGCATCAAAGACCAAGGCGGTACAGCAATTACTGAAAGTCAGTTCAACGCAATCATTGCTTCTATATTCAAGGTAACTGGTTCTACCAACAACTTGATGATGGTTGCAGATGTTGGCGTTCGTCAAACTATCAGTGACTTTGCTCGTACAACTGGTTCTGCTACAGATAATGTTCGTACAGTAAACTACGATGGCAACAGCGGAAGCATCAAACTATCCGTTGACTTATACGAGTCAGATCACGGTGTTGTTTCTATAGTAAACGCTAACCCTGATTGTATGCCAACAACAACTCCAGCAAATGAAACTGCTTACTTAGTAAATCCTGAGTATTACGGTGTTCATGAACTCATCCCTATGGGAAGCACTCGTCTTCCTAATCTTGGTGGTGGCGAGCGTGGATTCGTTGACTGTGCATTAACCCTTGGCGTGTACCACCCTGGTGCGCACGGTAAGATCACTGATTAATATTAACCAAGGAGATAAAATATAATGGCAGATATAACATTAAAAAGAGTTCAGGACATCCAAACATTAGCTTTGGGTTTTAACTACGAAGGCTCAGTTGACCTAGCTGAAGATATAGCTACAGGTGGAGTAAGCGACTTAAAGGTTGGTGGCGCACAGCTTGCAGGAACTATATCAAAGGCAGCAATCGTCGTTGATGAACTTGTACCAGAAACATCCTCTTCAGGAACTACATACACTAGTGTGACAGTTTCTCTAGGAGATGATGATGATTCAGGTGATGATAACCTAATCGATGATATCCAAGTTGAAGAAACTAATGCAGGTGTAGCAAGCGTAGGTACAGCTTTTGTAAATACAGGAGCATCTATTGCACTACCATTGCTTACTGATAAGATTAATCTTTTAGTTACTTCCGCAGGAGAAGCTGATGAGGCTCTTATGACTGGAGGAAAACTAAGAATATTCTTAGAGTATCATCCAACTGCTGGAGAATCATTCTCTAACTAATTAATTACTGGTCGGGGGGCTTCGGCCCCCCACCTTTTTAATATGGATGTAATCATTCCTAAAATAAAGCGGTACTCTGATGGAGAGATTGATCGCGCGTTCATGCGTGAAATCAAGACTGGCTTTAGACTAGAGCGTGAGACAGAACAAAAAAGGGTCACAGCTGCGGCTAAAGAAGCTCAAAAACTAAAAGGCACAAAACATCCAGTTCTGGGTCGACCAGTTGCAAGTATTCCTCCTAGGGAGTACTTCCGGCTAATAAAGAAGTACGGTCATGAAACTGTGCATTCTAAAGAATTTTTAAAGTACTACAACAAGAAGTTTCCTGAACTAAGTCCAAACAAAGCATAATGCAAACTAGAACCTACGGCGAGTTATTTAAGTTAATAAGATCCTTAGCTGGGGTTGGCTCTTTTTCCGCGAACGAGTTAGACGATATTGCGAACCTAATTAACAGAAGGTTCTTACAAATATTTAACGAGAGTCCTATATGGCCTCGATACCTTGTGTCCTCTGAGAAGAGAGATGTTTTAGCTTTGACGCTCTCTGGTGCGACAGCAAGCACGGACACAACAGTAAATCAGAACTACAAACTACTAGGTTCTAATACAACTGGTGGTTCTAATGTTTACCAAGGTACAACTACTAGCACTGTTATTGTTTATAATACAGGTACCGCTTGGCGTGTAGATACAGCAGCATCAGCTGCTGAACAAACTGATGGAACATTTACAGTAACTTCTGGTACTCAACAATTTATTGAAGCAGATACTAACAAAAAAGATAACATCACTGATGTAGAAACATTTACTCCACGTGCAGGCACGGATTCATTGCTTGTTGAAGGTAAGAACCTTGTACCATTTGCACAGACTGGTAAAACTACTATAGGTTCATTTAATCGTATTTACAGAAAGCAACCTTTCTTAAATCAATCAGCACTTGAGTACGAGTTCTTTGTTGATGTTACCGGAGCTAATATATTAAATATTGCCTCTACTACCGATAACTCAGTATTTGTAACTTATAAACAACAATTTACTCCATTTAGTGTAGGACCGAGTACTGATGCTACAATTTACACAGATAGCACTGTAGAAGTACCAGGAGAGTTTTTTGCTTACTTAGCTCATGCAACCTATGCTGATTTTCTTCGTATGGATGGTCAGACTGACAAGGCATTCCAAGAAGAAGAAAGAGCTAATATAGCTATGGCTTTAGAACTGGAGAAGATTGATATAATATCTAATAACAATACCGTAAACAAACGGTTCTCAACTTACGTAAATCGGCAATCCCGATAGTAACCCCCTGTGATACAATAATAAATTATGGCAAAATCAAGAAATAACGCATTGGAGTTCAGCTCCGCAGGTTCAGTCCTAGCAACAGATAGCGATGTTACTACAGGTAGCTTTGGAGCTATACAAATTCTACAGGACACTACTATGGGTGCTGTAGTATCTGATAATGTTGACCAGACTACTCACTCCGCAGCTGCTTTTAGTGGAAAAACTTTTGGAGCTGGAACTATACTATACGGTCAATTTTCATCTGTTACAGTAACTTCTGGCTTAGTAGCACTTCACAAGGTTTAATATGAATATTAGCCTCGATTCAGCCCTAGGTCGGCAGAGAAGGCTGAACCAAGTAGGAGAGACTATTAACTCAATAGCTACTCCTGCTGCTGCATATAGTCTTAGGAGTCTTACTGGTGGTGATCCTTTAGCAGTGCGTGTTCGTAGAGATACAGGTGGGGGTGCTGGAGATGACGATGAGCAAGATTTTACTGTATCTGAAATAAACTCTGGAGCATTGGTTGCTTTTGTTGGTTCTGGAAACAATGGCTTTGTTGAAACTTGGTATGACCAATCAGGCAACGATAATCACGTTACTAATACAAATACAGGTAATCAACCTAAGATTGTAAGCTCTGGTTCTTTATTAACACAAGGCGGTAAAGCCTGTATTAATTTTGATGGTACAGATAACTTTCTTAACAAAGAAACTTACACGCAAGGAGCTTTATCTCAACCCAATACTGCTTTTGCTGTGGCTAAATTAGACGTTTATACTGATTCAAATAAGAAAATATTTGATGGTGATGTAGCGACGGCTAGAAATATGCTTAATCTTAATCCAGCTGGCAATGGGCAGTTTAGTATTTTTGCAGGGACTGTTCGAACTACTGGAGAAGATGCTGATGCGGATAGGCATTTACTTACTGCTTTATATAATGGTGCGTCATCTATTTTAAGAATAGATACAACCCAGAAAATTTCAAATAATGCCGGAACCAATACAATGAACGGAATTGTAATTGGAGCAAACCACGATACTGCTCAAAACTTTTGGGATGGAGATATACAAGAAATTATTATATGTGACTCCAATCAAACAAGTAACTTTACTGCCTTAGAAGGTAACATTAACTCTTATTACTCAATATTCTAATGATTTATTTAATATACGACAACGAAGAAGATGCTAATGCTCGTGCCGATAAAGAAGGTAAGAGAATAGGTTTATCTTATTGGATACATGGAGTAGGGTCACGAAGAGTTCTTTCACCACAACCTACAGCAGAAGGTAAGTGGGCATTGAATGTTACTGTTTATGATTTAACCGAAGAGGAAGAATCTTCTACTGTTGAGTCATTTAATTCTGTAATACAAAGCGAGGAATTTTAATGGAAACTATGCTCAGAGGAACAGTAGGATCAACAGGGTTCTTTGCTTGTATGGGATTACAAAGCGTAAATACCGTAGTTAGCCTAGTTGTTGGGGTAATGACTTTTGTATTTCTAGGACTATCTATTTATAAATTACTAAAGGATCTGAAATGACTACTGAACTTATAGCAATGCTAGGTGGTGGTGCATCTGGGTTCTTGTTTAAGTTGATCGGTACAATGGTTACTGCTCAACAAAACAATGTAAATAACCTCATAAAAAAACAAGAGGCATCGAGTGCAAGTGCTGATGCAGCTGCAAAACGCACAGGAGATGGTGGTGCTTGGGTAAGAAGAGTAATAGTAGTAACAGTTTTATTTGGTGTAATTATAGCCCCCTTTATACTAGCTCACAGTGACGAAGGAGTAACAGTAGCTAGTGAATACAGTAAATTTTTTGGGTTTAAAAAGGGTACAACATTCCAAACTCTGCACGGCTATGTTATACTACCAGAGATACGCCAAACAGTTCTAGCCATAGTAGGTTTTTACTTTGGTTCATCCTCAGTCAAATAATATGAAAAAATGTAATGTATGCGACAAGCCTAAGAGCATTTGCTCTTGGTGTTCACCAATCCAATGGATTACAAAAACGCTCAACAAAAACTCTCTGAACTCCGTGATAGCCTCGATAAAGTTCTTGGTAGTAAAACCGAAGGACCTAGCCGGGAAGACGCTGAGGAGGCTCTCAAGACGGCTAAAGACGGTGCTAGGCGGGCTAAGAAAACGCTCCTAGGCAGAATCAAGGAGTTACCTGTAGTAGACAAGATAACACAGCTTGGAGCCGCAGGAACAGTAGCTGTAAGCACGGCAGCAGTTACTCAGACTAATATAGCCGTGGATGAGACAGAAGTATTTGTAGCCAGTGTAGCTAACGACGTAGTGCATGAAAGACTAAGATTCCCACCAGTGATAAATAACTTTGTAGATTTTAGTGCATTGAACTCTTGGGGACAAGCAGTTATGCAAGAAAAGGTAGCCAAGGTACAAGCAGAGGTAGCCAAGGTAGAGGCTAAGGTAGCACCGGTTGAGTCACAGGCCACCGAAGAAACCGAGAGCCAAGAACCACAAGCCCAAAAAGAAAGTGCTAACAACACCGAGGAAAATAGAGGAAGTGCAGAAGAAGCTAAACAAGATGCAGAAGAGGTTGATAGTGAAGAAGTAAAGAGTAACGAGACACAGGAGTCCCAGCAAGCAGAAGAAGCAGAACCTGTGCCAGAGGAAGAAAGCGGTGAAAGTGTTGATAAAATAGATGAGGTTAAGCCGCATTCAGAAGTTCAATCCGATGAACCTGAACAGCCAATAATTACACCAGATAACTTACCAACAGTGTCACCAGAACAACCAAGACAGGTATGATACAATACATAATTGATAATTACAAAGAGAATCTACTAGGTATGCTATTTGCGTACATAGGAATATTTTCTATTATAGTTATGTTCCTACCTAAGAATAATATAATATCTAGAGCTTTCAAAGAGTTTGCATCAATATGTACGTCTATCTTCAAAAAATAAAATTTTTATTAGCCCCCTTACTACTTGCTTCTATAGCTTGGGGTGCTGTACAACTAAACAGCGTGGTATATGACCTAGAGGTAGGCATAGACGAAACCTATAGTGTATCTGATTTTAATCCACAGGGCGGTAAAACTTACTACAATCCAATGATATTTACTACTTCTGTAGGCGGACAGTACACATTTGAAAACTATTCTAGCGACCTAACAGGAGGAACCCAGGATACTGCATTGTTAATTTACGATGACCTCAAGGCTGACTTTGTAATTGATCAGCCTGCAATATTTAACGATGGTCCTAACATAGGATTTGGTGGAGGACAGCTTGATACTTTTCAAGGGTTTGAAAGGTATAATGAACCATTCAACGGAACTATAACTTTAGCCGAAGACACTACTTATGCTGCTGTGTTCTCATCGTTTTCACCGGATGCTTTAGGAACTATGCAAGTTCGACTAACAGCACCAGGACAAATTTATAGTGTTGATTTAGTGCCTATACCAGAACTAAAAGATACTGGATTATGGATTGCACTAATCATAGGATTCTTTGTAGCATTCAGCTACATGAAAATAAAAAGCGGTATATAATCGCATAACCAATAACAAAAGGATATATCATGCCAATGGGAAAAGGAACATACGGAAGCAAAGTAGGCCGTCCATCTAAAGCTGCAAAAGCTAAAGGAATGAAGGGAATGGCTAAAAAGAAAATGGTAAAACGAAAGAAGTAATGCCATTTAGCAAATACAGTCCAAAACAGAAGAAGATAGCTAGAATAGCTGCACCTCGTAACAAAATTACTGGGGCTGACTTCAAAGTACTAAGGAGTAGAAATGCACAGAAAAATACTAACCGTCGCAAGAAAGCTTGAGAAAGCTTCTAAGGCTCACGCAGGACAAGCAAAACTATTAAAATCATTAGCAAGTCATGGCAAAAAAAAGAGCAAAAAGCGGGGGTAAAATATGCCCCGAAGGTAAAGCCTGGGCTAGGCGTACATTTGACACCTATCCAAGTGCTTATGCTAACTTGGCCGCATCTAAGTACTGCAAGGATCCAAACTACGCAAAAAAAGCAAAGGGAGGAAAACGAAAGGGTAGATAATGGCATCCAAAAGGATTCCTAGAAAAAGACCAGATGGAACTGTAAGACCTAAGTCAAAGCACTCTGATTTGTACACGGATGAGAATCCTAAAGGTACAATAAAGGGACTAGGATTCAAGGATGTTAAGACAGCTAAGTCTAGTATAAATAAAATTAAACGATCAGGAAGAACTCACGCACATAAGATACAAGCAGCTATAGCTATGGAACAAAGAGCAAAAGTAATGAAAAAAACAGGTCCTGCTAGAGTATATAGAACTTATATTAACAGTATAAAAAAATCATAATGGCTCAACTAAAAGAATGGTTAAAACAAAACTGGGTACGTATAGGCACTGATGGATCGATTAAAGGACCTTGCGGAACGTCTAAGGACAAGAAGAACCCTGACC